GACCCACAAGGCGCTAACGATACAACAAAATTGTATCTAATCGTTTTCACATCACATGACGGCTCTGTTGCGGTTCAAGCAGCAATCACGCCTGTTCGTGTCGTATGCCAAAACACTTTAAATCTTGGTATGCGTAATGCTAAGCAATCATTCAAGATTCGCCACACGCAATCGGCAGACGGCAAAATTGCTATTGCTCGTGAAACTCTTGGTCTTACTTTTGGTTATTTTGATGAGTTTGAGAAGGAAGTTAAATCTCTATTCGCCTCCGAAATTACCGACAAGCAATTCTACGATATTGTGAAAACAATTTATCCAAAGCCCGATAAAGAGGCTTCTAAAATTGCTATCACAAAATGGGATAACAAGATGATTACTCTTGCTGACCTATATTTCAATTCGCCAACTAATGCGAATATCAAGGGCACAAAGTGGGGAGTGTTTAATGCGCTAACTGAGCGTTTAGATTATTTCCGCCCTACTCGTGGCAAGTCAGATTCAAAGTGGATTTCCGCTTCAGGGTTTGACCCAATTCTCACTGCTGAGAAAAACAAGATTTTACAAATTGTAAAGTCTGCCTAAATAAATGGGCCCGCTTCGGCGGGCCCTGCAAGGCCCCTTGGCTTAGCTAGGTTATAGCGCCACCTTGTCACGGTGGAGATCACCAGTTCAAATCTGGTAGGGGTCGCTCGCCCGCAACATGTACAGGCAGGAAAAATTTCTTACGGGACTTCCCTAAAACCCCTTGAAATTTGTCAGTCTACTAGTGTACAATACGGTCCATGACAAAGAAAGGAACAAAATGGAAACAGTAACAATAGATATGTACAATCCGAATGCATTGGTAACTCTTAAGAGGATTACTAATACAGAAAGCGGAGATGCACAATTTGAACTATATAAAACTACAGAACTTGAAGGAGTTCTTGATGACCTCCGCCGTAGAGTTACAAATCTAGAAGATTGGTTATCTCGTTCACAAAACACAATCAGACAGATTACAGATAACATGACTTTGGAGGGTTGGTATAGTTCAGATGTAGATAAGGAAGATGTCCTTAGAGACCTCTGCAGTATATTAGACCATACTCCGCAAGCAGAAATGTCTTGGTCAGTAAATCTTACAGTAGAAGGAACTACTTTAGTAAATCTTGACGAGGCAGAAGATTTCGATATTAGATATCACTTACAAGATACTCTAACAGTTGAAAGCGCTGATTGGAATACTAAAATTGATTCATGGGATACCAGCGATGTAACATCCCAAGAATGGGAATAATGTATTATAAAATACGTGCATCTACAGGGGCAGCCTGCAAGGCTGCCTACTGGGACGCAGAATTTTCTGGACTTGATCCATATTACATTGGTAACAATGTATTTGAAATAGGTACAGGACAAATTGAAAAGGTATCAGCCTTGATTTCTAAGTATAAGTTAGATATACTAGTGGAGTCGGATTATCAACCGACAGGTTACACTAGGAGATAATATGTCAGATTATAAACAAGGATGGCAGGATGGTGTGGCATATGCTCGTGAAATTATTGCTGCCAATATTCGTAAATGGGCGGAAACTGAATCTAATCAAGATGGAGATACATTAGATTGGGCGGCAGATAGAATAGAATATGGAACTGTGGAGTATGACATTGACTGAACCTAAATGGATTAAATGCGATGCATCTTGTCCAGCTCAAGCTAAATACTTAATTAGATCTATGAATGGTGAGCTATATTTCTGTGGCCACCACCTAAATAAATATAAGGGCCCTATTGACAAATGGGCCTATGAAACTGTAGAATTGGACAAGGTCGAGGAGACCCCCAAACCCAAACAACGACGACGAAAGGAAGTAAAAAATGGGTGATAGAGCAAACTTCGGATTTGTACAACCGAATGGAAACACAATTGTACTGTATGGACACTGGGCAGGCCAGGGAATGCTAGGCAAGCTAGCGGACGCTGTAATTAAGGCAAGGCCTAGGTGGAGTGACCCAGCATATGCAACACGTATCGCAATTAGTCAATTGGTTGGAGACCAGTGGACCAGCGAAACAGGTTGGGGTCTGCATGTAAATGAAATTGCCGATAATGAGCACAAGATTGCTATCGTCGATTTTGAGCAACAGACATTTAGTCTTCATGAAGAAGACTCATTCTATAACACTGACAATAAAGTTCGTGGGATGAGCAATGAGCCAATCTTCGTAATGGACCTGTCGGCATTCTGTGAGAAATACGCTGTTAATCAATTACTCACAGTTTGATATGCTATAATTAATGACGGGCATGGTCCCGTCATTAAACAAGGTGCCGCTATTAGCGATATCCGCAAGTGGCTAAGTAATGCAGCGTTTACTTAAATTCCTTTCGTTTGGCTAGCAGCCTTGTTTGTTTAAATCCTCCAGGATCTTCCTGGGGGATTTTTTCATTGCCCGCAGAAAACTGAGGGTATCATAAACATGTTACGACTGTCAAATATTTTCCCTGGAAATATGATCAAGCTCACACATTTGGGCTATATATTGTCAAATGTCGGGGGTGAGGTGTATAATAGCACCATATAACGAAAGGAACAAAAATGCCAAATTGGTGTTTCAATGGATTAACTGTAGAAGGTAATCCTGATTTAGTAAATGACTTAGTAAGAATAATGAATCGTCCATTTGTAATGATTCATGATAATTGGAATATGGAAACTAGGGAAATGGAAGTAAAACAAACTACATATCCTAATCCTGTATTTGCTTTTCATAATATCTGGAACCACCGCCAAGAAGGTATAACAGATTTAGAATATGTTAAACAACCTCAATCATCTAAATTATCTACAGATAATCAAGAATGGTGGAAAGACATGCAAGAAATAGCCAAGACTGATAATTCTTGGTATAACTGGAATGTTCGCAATTGGGGAACAAAATGGGATGTTGCTGTATCTTCAGATAATGAATATCCAGATACATATATTGAAGGACCTACTCCCAATGGAGAGAATCTAGTAGTTTATTATAACTTTAATACTGCTTGGTCTCCGCCGCTTCCTGCCATGGAAAAATTATCTGCACAATATCCTAGTTTATTGTTTACTTTATCCTATGAGGAAGAAACAGGCTGGGGTGGAGAATGCGAATTTTTGCGTGGTGAAATGATTAGCGAATCTGACTATGAGAATAAATGCAGAGATTGTGATTCAGAAAATACTATGGAGTATTGCGATAATGACTGTGGTGAGATATGCTCAAACTGTAATTATATGGGCGAGGCAGACCTTGAGTGTGTAGCAGAATGTCAGACCCATAAGATATACTTGGACGAAGACCATGTGCCTGACTACAGAAGGGAGAATGCATAATGCAACACGGAGCATTTGATGATGTAAATGAAATGGTTAGAGACGCAATATTCTCTGACATTGCCGACCAATTATTAGAAGATTGGATAAATGCAAAAGCAGATGAGGGTCAATATTATTTAGACCAACAAATTGCTTTAATGTCTGGGGACCCATTCCTTAGAGATAAGTTCAATAAGTTTTACAATCTAACCCCTGAAGATGTAGATTATTTTGAGGTGGCATAATGGATAAGAAAGTTCAAGTAGTTACTTATTTACAATTACATCTACAATCTTTAAATGAGGATTTGTCTCAGTTATCTAAACGTATGGATTCCTTGGACCCCGCCTCAAAAGATTTTGAGGAACTAGATGTTGAGTACAACTACACAAGTGGACAAGCAACTGCTACTGGCCACATCCTTGAATACGTAGAGGAGATATTATAATGAATACGTCATTTGCTGACCCAATGGATAATCTTGAACTGCCGCCACATCTGCAGAAGCAGGTCGACACTGGGTCCTCTGGGACCGATATCTTGCACGGGTACCTTAAGGAATTAATGGTAGACGCCGAGATAGAATTAAACCTTGCACAGGAAGAAGAGGACCGCACAGAAGAGGCTATGGATTCTATGGAGCGGAAGTACTGGGAAGGACGACTGGACGGACTAACACATGTTTATCAAACGACATATGCATTAGCATTTGCCATACAAGAAAGGGCCAAGAACCGTGGATAAAATACATATTGAATCATTAGATGTGCTCAAAGCAAAAGCAGATCTAATTAAACAAAGGGATCAAGTCTTTGATGATATGAATAAAGTTATTGATATCTTGCAGAAGTCTCCTTGCTTCCCGTCCTTGTTATGGGCGTGGGTATTTGATATAATTCGCAATATATATGAGAACAGTCAGTATGCTGACCTTGCTGTAAATGACTACGTAGATGAATGCGTACCTGAAGGTATTACCTTAAAACAAATATTTGATAAGTTGTGGGATGATGTTGACAGCCTAGGCCTCAACATGGACCATGGCGGGGAAGTAATAGAAGAAACAATTCGTGATTGGATGAGGGAGAACGACTTCCTTGTAGCATTAGATGATGACGGGTGGTTAGAATGAAATACAGAGTCTACGGTGACAAGCGGCAAACATATTACATAGACGTAGAGGCTGGTTCCAGGGAAGAGGCCTGGGACATAGCATTACAAATGAATTCGATATGGACCGATGCTGAGTCAGATGACATCATTGAGCCATTTTCGGTTGAAGAACAAAACTAAATAGATCTAAAGCTTGGCGGACGAAACGGACATTTCGGACATAAGCTAAGGGCAACGGGCCCAAAATATGTTTTACGGGGGTATTTACAAATTCCCAAAATTCATATATAATATACATAACAACTCATCATGAAAGGATGAAAACACATGTCAACACCAACAACTACACGTGAATATCTAAAAGCTCAGGGCATTACCGTGGGCAAGCGTGGCCGCTTCAGCGCAGCTGCAAAGAACGCAATTGCAGAGGCTTCAAAGAAGGGCGTAGTCTTTACTGACAGCAAGAACGTCAAGTAAGCAAATGTGGATCCCTGCAGCCTCTGGTGGGAAACTGGGAAGGTTGCGGGGATTCACCCTTTTTGATATAATGCTAACAAGAAAGGCGGACAATGGCAAAATCAAATGAAACTAAGATAGCAGACAAACTAACAGATGCTCTGAATGACGGCACATTTTCCCCTGCTGTTATGGCAGATTATCTAACTACAAATAACACGCTATACACAATTGATAGAATTATGGAGTTAGTCAAATATCTAATTCAATATAACTCTGTTAGAATGCGTGTGGAGTGGGACAAGGGACAGACATCAGAAGGTCTAATGATGGCAGACGCTCTTAATGATATGCTAACTGCTAAATATGGGGCGGCGGAATTAAATGTATCCTATCTTGATAATAAAACAAGAGAAGACAGATATGATATGTTAAATCCATATATCAACAATCACAATAGCAATAAATAATAATATAACAATAAACCACATATAGCTTTAATTAGTTATATGTGGTTTTCTTATGCCATTTATATGGGCCAAATATCGTCTTTACGATAATTTGCCAAAATCCTGGAAAATGTGCAGCATATTGATCAAAATCTGTCAATATCTATATAGAATATAACAAAATGTTATAGGAATTAGACAGAATTTGATCTATTTTTTATGCATAAATATGGGCCAAAATTGTCTATTACGAAGACATATAAAAATATCCTGGAATTTTTTATATAATCTATTGACAAATATTGGCCAATATGCCATATTTGACATTACGGGCAATCATTTGATATCGTGTAATTACTCATATATCTTTTTGTTATTTATATAATAGTAATTAGACATAAATTAATAGCATAATTCTCCACTTTACTCCACAATACTCCACTATATAAGCCTTTAAAAGGCTATTAGAGAGGAGAACAAATGGAGGGGGTAGATAGAGTATCAGTCCATATCTGTCATTTAGGCATTAGCCTTAATTGACTATTTGGAACTATCCATGTCCTATTGTTGTATTTGGATATATATTGATCTTGCATACATTCATGACCATACATCCATCCTATAGCTTTATAGGGGGTGCTTCTTCTTTCTTCATCCCGCCCCGTCCTATTTTTGATGGCCATGCCATCTATTAGAAGGACATATTTAAGTTCTGGATTATCTCTTGTAGTGAAACGCAGTCCGCCATTTGGATTAAATGAATATCTAATTTCTCCCATTCCTGGAATATCTAATTCAGTCTTCCATTTATTTACATGAGGGATAAAGTCTGTTTTGCCCATCATTCTGGCAAATGCTAGCTCAGATCCTGCACATATGACATGCTGCCACATCTCCCAAAGATCACCTTCTGCATAGTTTATATTTTTGCTAGGATCGCCAAAATATGGCTTCTGACGCTGATATCCAACTTCTACACATATGGCTTCTTCTTGGGCTGTAAGCCCATATTGCCAGGTTCTCATCTCTACTTTTCGACCTCACTTTCGCTGTTTTAATTATACATAATGTCATAAATTTTGTAAATAGTAACAATATTAATTTATAGTATAATTGTTTAATATGAATCAAGTGACATGCAATTACTTATGGAGACAATGGATGGAATCTGACCCAAACGATCCGCTAGTAGTTGCTTGTAAAAAAAGACTGCAAGAATACTCAAAATCAGATTGGAAAGAAATGTCTGATGAGGCTACCTATATGACTGAAATGCTTGGAGAATTAGTCAAGTTTAACGTGCCTTGTGATAGCAAACTTGCAGAAAAATCATTTGATGAATTAGTCAATCATTTTAATAAATATTTTTTCCCCATAAACAAAATTCATTTATTAAAATTAGCTGAAATGTCAGGCACAAAAAATTCAGAATATCAAATATTTTTTAATAAATTTTACGATGGCCTGGGAGATTATTTATGTAAATTAGTTCCAGTATATTTATATAAAGTAAAGCCTATAACTTGGAGCAAAGTTTAATTTTTCCCATTTTATACAAGGATTGTAGCTATTCTTTATAGATCTTAATAGTGCTCCAGATTATATATAAGACTATACCTGTAAATATAATACCCATACCATGAAACCATATCCACATTATCTTACTAAATAGATCATAGGTATCTGACCAATTAACGCTTATTCCCATTCTATTGATTTATCTTTGTTATGGTTATTGGGCCACACAGATCATTATATCTTTGTTCTTCTTTCTCTCTCTTTTCTCTTTCCGCCTTTTTAGCCATTTTATATTCCCATAGCCTTTGCTTAGGCTTATTTCTACTTGTCTTCCGTGCTAGTGCCACAAAATCCTCCTAAAGTTCATCGAGACACCTTATATAATATTACCACCTGCAGCATAAATACAACTACCCCGCCAATAGTCCTAATTAATCCCATCTTATGGTTGTGTTTATCGCACCATCTTTCTAAGCGGTCTCTTTCTTCCATGACCTCCCCCATCTAACCTTAAGCCAAGTTCTCTCATGTATATAATATAAAATGAAATTAATAACATTTGACACAATTGTAAACGATACGGTAAAGGCAATATCCTTAGTGTAATACCAGGCAAGCACAAAAGTGCTAATGACTGCTATAACTCTCCATGTTAAAGCCTTAGTTAATGATCTTGCTTTTGTACTATCCACTATATTATATTCCGTTCTCTTCCATATACTTTAAGCGTTCTGTGTAGGATTCTATTGCTGGCCCGCCCTCATTTTCCCACTCGCCTACCTCATAATGATAGGAATTAGAGTCTTCCAAAATCCATTTATCATAACTTTCAACATCCCACTTACGGGTATTTACCAGCTTATGTATAACTAAATCTTTTTTAGTTACAAAGGATGGCTCGTATAGCCTTACCCTGTTATTAGGCTGTATCGCAAAATTACCATCATCTCTCTGTATTACATGTCCGCATTTATGTTGCCCAGGATTTTCTGAATATCCGTCATCCAGTATATTAGTCTCTGGATTATGCCAATCTAATGTAAATAGATATTTACCTGGAACTATGGTCTTAGTCCGATCTGTATATGACATCCTCATATTAGACAGATTCTCAAACTTAGTTACTGATATGTGAGAACTAAATGAATTCCATAAAACTAAATTATAGATAGGCTCTTCTTTAACCCCTTCTTCTGTACAAAATGCATTTATCGGAGCTCTCCACCATAAACTGCCATCTTCCATTAAAAAATGAAATAATGGGCTTCTGCTTTTTATACTGGCTACGCCAAATACTACACAAGGGAAATATTTATCGTGGCTATCTTGCTGGTCCCGCAAAAAATTACCACGAACATAACATTCAATTGGGGGTATGTTGGCGTTTAACTCAGGCATTGTCTTCCTTCGGCTTAAATGAATGTCCAACATTTGGATCCATCATATGTGCAGGTACTGCAAGTCCATCTGGATATACATTATGTATTACATTGGCATTACAGCAGGTTATCATTGCTTCCCGCTCTATTTCTAGAATCCCCTGCAAAACTTCTCCCCAGACTGCACTTCCATAGACCATATTGATACGGTTAAATAATTCTTTTCCCGCCTCGGTTCTAATATCATCTGGATTCATAATGCCCTCCTACAGATCGCTTAGATCGTCATACTCATCATCAAAATCAATATCTTCAAATGCTGCCGCCAAATCTTTAATGGCATGATATGTGCCAAATGCTGCTACAAGGGCAGCTATGGCTAATAATGCTATTTTTTTCATTTATAGTTCTCCTCAAAATGTCTTTTAGCATCCATAGCAACTTTTAAATCTCTGTATAATTTATAGCCAATTACGGTGCATACACCGTATACTGCTAATGCTATCAAAATTTCCATTCTATTTTTCGCCTCACTTTTTCGGATTAATTATATTTAATATAAGTAATTTCATGCCTAATGCATTAATTTGTGATGGAGTGTTTATATCTATTGCTTCTATGGCTTCAGTAATACGAGCCCTTTCTTCCTCCAAAACCTGACCGCAGGCAAAGTCTCTTTCCTGTTGATTAGCGCACATTTTGAATCACCCTAAATGCATCTCCAGTCTCATCATCTTCAAAATCCCAAGGATTATAATCTGGATCGGCAAATCCAGCTTTCTCCCAATATGGGACTCCGTCTTCATCGTAGTCATCCCAGGCTTTTCCGCTCATATCCGTATTTAAAGTGTAGTAGGTTCCATACTTATCATAGATTGGCCATAGATTATCCCAGATTTCACAGTTTAGTTTATATCTAAATCCAGATGCTATTCCATCTTCTTCTAGATATGATATTGTTAATAAAGATTTAGATGCCCTTGATCCCGCCCAATTCGCTATCCAGCGCAAAGGGGGTCTTGATTTGTGTGTAACAATTGAATCGTCTAAAAAGTTTCTCATTAGTAAATTATATAATTTTATATAATTCCTGTCAAGACTATAAAATTACTTCAAAATGTTTAAGAATAGCTAGGGTGGCTAAGCATACCCATAAAATATTAAACCAAATAATTGTGGGCAAGGTCTTTACGGTGGATGACCAAATAAGCGCAAAGCTAGATACTAGGGCAAAAATATAAAGCCACCACCACTGCTGTCCCAGCAATAGGCCAGGGAATATGATACAGATCTTAGTCATGAAAGCAAAAAACTCTACGGTGTTCGGACGGTTCCAGTATTCTTTGCGGAGCATGGTCTTGAGAGAATAAAGCCATTGAGTCCTAAATTTCATTATGAAAATTTTCCTTTAAATATTGATAATGAGAAGGTGCGTCTTTTATTAATTCATTCCATTTTATTAAAGAAGCTTCACTTCTTTTCTTAAAAGTGTCAGCTATTTCTTTAAAGTTTTTTGAAGGATATGTATTTTTCCAATGCCTTACAACTTGAGGAGTTACTGGGCCCCACTCATGACCAACTGCTATGCAATGAAATCCACACCATCTATCAACATGCAAGGTTTTGTTTGTTATTTTATTTATAATTTCTGATTTAAAAGAAGTTAGGTGGCCACCGCTAGTAAAGTTTACAGTATCTATAAATACATCACGACTAGCCATATATTTCCAAAAATCAGTATCTCTTCTTGAAGTCAATATATAATGTAGTTGCACAAAAGAAGAAAAGGAATCAAAATCTCTTTTGACTTCAAAGTTGTAGGCCTCTTGATCAAATTTATTAACAAAGCCTCTAGATATCATTCTTGACAATAACAGAGAGTGTTCGTGTATAAATCTTAATCCATTGGATTCTAGCGGTTCTAAAAACGCTCCAGATAAGCCTATCGCAACCACATTTTTATTCCACGGTTTTGATATTACACCTGACTTAAACTCAATCTCTCTAAACTTTAAAGTATCATTTATTCTGTGGGCTCCATGAACTTTTTTTAAATGATTTTTAAATTCTTCTAGTGCGCTTTCTGAATCAGTAAACTTATTTGAATAAACATACCCAGTGCCAATTCTAGAATATAGTGGCGCATTCCAGACCCAACCATATCCTAAAGCTGTACAATTTGTAAACAATTCTATTTCTTTTTCTGGGTCTTCGTATGGTATTTGAACTGCCCAAGCTCTATTTACTGGAAGTCTATCTTCATGAGATTCAAATTTTGTATTTAATGCTTCTGTGATTAAAAGTCCTTTAAAGCCAGTGCAGTCTATGTATAAGTCAGCCTCTAAAACTTGTCCGCCTTCTAATGTTACACTTCTTATTCCGTCTTCATCTGTTTCAATTTTATTAATGTCTGCCTCTATGTGTCTAACGCCACGAGGCTTAGCATATTTTTCTTTTAAATATTCTGCAAACTTGATGGCGTCAAATTGTAGTGCCATATCTTTCATGAAATCAAAACCGTCCATCTGACGCAATGTTTTTGGAATAAAAATTTTATTAGTGTTTAGCATAACAGAGGAAGGGAAAAGATATTCTACATAGCTTTGTTTTGTTGTATTTTTATCTAAAGCTTTTAATATATGCCAGTCATTTGCTCCAGGTTGGGTGCAATTTCCAACATATGGGTCTCCAAAGGGGTAATGAAATCCTCCGTCTTCTTTTGAATAAAAATCTGTAAATTTAATAGAAAGTTTATATGCAGCATCAGTGTACTTCATAAAGTCTTTATGATCTATTTCTAAAGTATTTATCCATGCAATAAAACCAACAGTTGTTGATTCACCCACTCCAATTTTAGGAACATAAGGACTTTCAACTAAAGTTATGTTATGTTCTGGATACTCTTTTATTAAAGTTGAGGCAGTCATCCATCCTGCTGAACCACCACCAACTATTAATATATTTTTTATATTAGCAGGTTTCACCAGTTGACACAGGCCTATCAAATAAGTCTTTATAGCAAACACCGTACATTGTATGCCTTATGCCATTCGTAACAGGAGTTACCCTATGCGTAAAATCTTTTGTCATAGGAATAGATATTAACATTCCCGCCATTGGAGTTATTTTATATGGTTTGTTAAGAAACTCTAAAACTCCACCTTCAAAATTATTATTTAAATATATAGACCACGCCGCCGTCATTCCAAAATCATTAAACTCTTCATCACCTAGTTCTGCAGCCATACCTTTTTCATAGTGCCACTCATATGCTCCGCCACCATTATCATCTTTTTCTAGGGGCCAGAAAGATTGTAAAGTCATATCTTCGTTTAAAACAGCTGGTAAAGCAGCTTTCATTTTATCAAAAACTCCGCCTAATTTATAAAAAAGTTCTGGGAAAAAATGTTCATCAGTTTCGTCAGGAAACATTGTGGTATTGCTTAAATCTATACCTCTCGTAGGGCATATTGTTCCTTCTGGGTGAATTTTTGTTTTTACATTAACAAACTTATTTCTAATTGATTGAGACCTAGAAGTAATATACCAGCCAACTGGGTCATCAAAAAATGACTTCAAATAATTTAACTCTTCATCTTGTAAAAAGTTTGGAATATACCATAGATCTTTGTCTATATAAACTTTTCTTTCATTTACACTGTTAAAGTTATCTTCAACCCATTTTAGTTTTTGTGCTGTTAAATCTAAATTCACACTAAATATCCTTACTTAAATTTAATATTTTACTATTATAATAATCTTCGCTAGGATCATAAAACCATCCAGTAAGAATTTCTAAAGTCATTGTTTTTTCATCAGTATTGCCATTTAAAAAAATATTTACAGAATAAGATCCATCTTCATTTTTTTCATAGCTTACTCTACCATTTTGAGTATTAAATGCAGCATCATGCTCTTTGCCATCTTTATCCACCCATTTAGAACTAGATGGATTGCCAAAAATGAATCCTGAATGGTGTTCTTTTACTTCTTCTAAATTTATATCAGTCATTGTTTCTCCTCAACAATTATCATATCGACAACAACACCTTCTGGAACTCTTCCTTCCTTTACGGCATTTTCTTGATTTCTTCTTGCATTACACTTCATGTCTGCAGAAGTTAAGCTTTCCATCAATCCTTCTGGAAGTTTAGATGGATCATCTAAACCAGCATAGGGTTCATCTAGTAATGGATGTGCTACTCCATCCTTCCACTGTTGTTTTAATTGATATTGATGAATTCTTTCTTTAAATATTAATCTTTCCCACTCTTGAAGCTGAGCTTCAGAATACCATGTGTCTGCGTAATCCCAAAATATAACTATAGTATATCTTGTCCCAGCAGTAATTTCAGATACACTATGAATATTTTCTATTCCTCCAGGAAATGAAACAAATGAGCCAGTGGGCGGTACAACATCTAAGTTGTGATCTCTAAATTTTAAAACTCCGCCCTCATAATCAGGTTGACTATTTAAATAAATTCCAGAGTACTGTTTGTTATCTGCCCAACCCATATCATTACCATCAAGATCTGTATTGTCTGAATGATCATTAGCATATGCACCAACTTCCCATTTTTGTGCATGCATGCTATTAATCTTCATTGGTCTTCCAGCAGCATCCGAGCAGTATTGAATCATTCTTTCTCTTAAATTAGCCATATATTCTTCGGTTATTGAAGTACCATGTTCTTTGGTAAATGGAGAAACGACATGCATTCCGTAAGATCCATAAAAACAAATAAATCTCCACTCTTCTGCGTTTGCATTAAAAAACTTTATTAACTCTTCACATTCTTCTTTAGACAAGAAGTTATCATATTGCCATATACCTGTTCCGCCTCCACCCAATAGTTTTCCATTAAGTTGGCTTACTGGCATTTTAATAGTTTCACTCATTTTACCCTCCATATTGCATAGATTTTAATTTTTCAAAATGCGTGTCGCATAATGGAACTTGATTATAAATATTATCATAAATATGATTTGCAGGCTTTATGCAGTATGCTATCACACAACACCCCTTTGGATCCTGTGACATTTCATAATTATTTTTTATTCTAAACATATGCTCTAATTATACCACTTTAAGAATTTGACATCTAGTGCATATATTATAGGATTTTCCAGTAAAAGGACAGGTCCCAGCGTTTTCAAAAATATGTCCCTTGGCCTTACAAATAAATTTTTTAATCATTTTGAAATTGAACCATAAAGTGTTTTTTTAATCTTCTCCACTTTCCCCATGGGCCTGGATCTTTCATTCCTCTATACATTTGACCAGTTTCTAAATCTATAAGTAGCCATTTTTCTGGACATTTACTGTGAACTATTAAATCTGCAGGACTAGAAAAATCCTGCACCTGTTCTCCAGTTATTAACTCTCTAATTTTAAAACCCTAAATCTTCTACAATGTCTAGTTGGTCATCAATAGACTTAATTATATCTATAGTAAGTTCGTCTGAACTATTATTTACCCGACACATTTTTATGATTAGGCTTATACTCATCAAGGATAGCTTTTATGCTCCCGTTTTTTCTAAGCCTAACAATTTTACCATCTTTAATAACTGTGGGATTGAAAGATTCACGTCTCTTATATTGACCAGACGACATTATACTTTCTTTCTACCCGTCCTTTTAGGCTGTATGTTTGTTTCTCTACGAACACCATGCCTATTAACATCTATTCTCATTGTAGATCTCTTGTCTTTAAATCCAGACTTAAATTTACCCTGAGTAGGATGTTTTTTAGTTGCATCGTTTGAAGTAACTGTACCTTCTGACACTAGTTCCCCTTTGTTGATTCAGATGTTACAACATTACGATCAGCAGCAGATTCATATTGAATATTTTCTGTGCCTCCGCAACCGCATTCTTTACACATTAGTTGTTTCCCTGATTAGATACATCCTGGATATTAACATCTTTAATTCCAGTTGAGCTGCCAACACTACCACATGCACATTCTACGCACATGATTACTTCTTTGTAGTTCCTGCTGGACCTTGTGTTGACTTATCTTCTGCTGATGGCCAAGAAAGTCCTGCGCCGAAATCTCCACCAGATGCGGGTGACTGTGACTCTGCAGACCATGGTGTGGTTCCTGCTGGCTTAGTTTCGTTAAAGCCTTTTAAATCTTTTCCGTCTGACATTTTATTACTCCTATAGGTTTAATTTAAGCGGGTCTAGAAGTCCGCTCATCAATCAATTATATCATTTCTTGTATTTTTTATTAAAACAGTCTCTACATACTTGAATTATCTTGGTTTCTGTACAGGTAATTCGTTCGGCAGGCTTATCACAGCCTGCCGTCTCGCAAACATTTAGTATATCCATTATTTACTATTTGCTTTATTGCCTCTATAGCCAGTTTTTTTCTTATTCATAGAGCCTGGAATCTTTCCCCCAGGACCTTTGTGTGTCCTTTTACGGGTTTCAAGAGCCTTGGCAATCTTATCGTGGTGTTTTCCCACTATTTAACCCTTTTACCAAATTTAGCCCAAGCCCTTTCATGCAGATAAAAACCGATCATTTCACAGACGGTATATATCACAGCAAATGTACCAGCATATTCCCAATGGCCTTCGCCAGTAATTAATTTTTCAAAAAAATAAACTAAAGTAGCAACAAATCCAATATGGGCTATCGGCCAAGTTACTGACTTACATAAACTTCTTTTATTTGATTCCACTAAAGAGCCTGTTGTGCTGTACCGCCACCAGACTTCTTGACTGGAGCCTTCTTCTTAGCTGGAGCCTTCTTCTTGGCTGGAGCCTTCTTCTTGGCTGGAGCCTTCTTCTTGGCTGGAGCTTTCTTCTTGGCTACTTTCTTTTCTGCCATTTCTATTTCCTTTAACCTTTCCTCAAGTACGGATTGAGCTTCTTTTAAATAAATTTCTGCTTCTGGAAATCCGAACCATCTTTTAATTTTTTTGTTTAAACTCATATTTTTTTACCTTGATCTTCTAGTTTTCTTAATACAAAGCCTAAGACGTCTCTTGGGCTCCATTCAGGAGGTAATTCTATACCTTCTAATTCATTAATCAATTCACGCAATACCTTTTGTTTAATTGTGTGAAAGTGATCCCATTCCATACTATCTAAGTGTATCATATTTATAAAAATGGGGCGATATTTCTACCGCCCCATCGAATTAGTTACTTAATTAAAGCAACCTTTGCAGTTGGATTCTTTTTATTCCACTTCTTTGCAAGTGAATTGAATGCCTTCTTAACATCTGCAAGAGCAGCAGCATTTGCAGCCTTGACTGC